CCCGGGGATTTTACACCAGTTCCAGAAAGGCTAACTAGATATTCCACGATATTTCTATCGAATCTTGCCCAAGATAAACAGCTTCTATAAATGTGGAGGCCCATTCGGACCTCGTCTGAATATCAGCGCTATCCCATTCAGAAAGCATTTTCTGCGCTGTATCGAGCATCTTCTGGACATTAAGCGGCGGCGGCGGATTTAGGGATATTGATAGCTCCGCTTTTTGATTGTCCAGGTCTTCAATGCGTTTTATAATATGCTTGCTTGCAGAGCTGCCTTCCGCCATAGACAAAGCCTCGACCAGTTTACTTATCTCTTGATCGATCTTTATGAGCTGCTGGCGAACATGTACGCTCGGCTGACACGCCTGCTCGGGGCAGAGCTTGTCCACATTGAGATTTCTAACAGCTTCTAAAAGCTCCATCTCGACAAAAGATTCAACTTTCTTCTGGGGGTGCATTTTATTATTCTTGCAAACACCAGTATGTCGGTTTGCGCTACATTTAAAATAATGATAAGACCTTACTTTCATAACGGTTGCGGAATATCCGCATTTTGCACATTTGGTTAACCCGGTAAGCCAGCTGCGCTTCCCTGTGCCGGAACGCTTTAACGACTTGTTTTTATTTATTTGATATTGAGCATCAATAAAGGTATTCGCATCAATGAGGGGTTCGTGGGCGCCTTTAACAAGTATCTGAGATTCAACAGGATTGTAAGACCTGTTTGCATGACCAACCTCTTTTCCAAAGAGCAGGCAGCCTGTCGTGCCGTCAAAGTCTTCGACAGGATTGGATATCTGATATCCTTTACTAAAAAAATAATCGTATATCTCCGGCACGCATGCCACATAAACCGGATTCGTTAAAATACGGCCTACGCCTATTCCCGTAAATGGTTTGCCAGTTGATGTCTTAATGCCGCGCTCATTTAGTGATAAAGCAATGGCGCGTAAGGAAGTGCGCCGGGCGGTATAAGTTTCGAAGATCCATCTGGCGATCGGTGCAGTAACCGGATCTGAATGAAGAATAGTAAATGTCTTGCCGCTCAGGTCGGCTTTTTTTGTGGTGTATCCAAACGGGCAACCGCCACCTAAAAACGCGCCAATCTTGCCGCGGGCAAAATAGGCGTCTTTTATACGTCCGGCGATCGTCTCGCGCTCGAGCTGGGCGAACACCATAACGATATTGACCATAGCGCGGCCCATGGGAGATGTGGTATCGAGATTTTCCGTCGCGGAAACATACCCACAGTTATGCTTTTTGAAGAACTCCTGAAGGTTTGCAAAATCAAGAATGTTGCGCGATATACGGTCCAATCGATAGCTATAGACAGCAGTGATTGATCCGTTTTTTATATCCTCCATCAGCTGCTCAAACGCAGGGCGGTTTATGTTTGATCCGGAATATCCACTATCGACATACTCCTTAACGTCGCCTTTGGTGATTATATTTTTGCAATGCGCAATCTGCGCATCCAGCGATATACTATTCTCTTTTTCTACACTCTGACGTGCATATATGGCTATCAAATTAATACCTCTATTCCGTGGCTTCCTTCAGTATTGTGTCCAATGCTTCTGCATTAGATATATCGTAATCTATAGCGAATTGACGGACGGGATAGGCCATGTCGTCGTATTTTTCGCCGGTGTATCTATTTAGCTCTACAAGTTTATTTGCCATATCGATAGCCTCTTGGCTGTCGCTTGCTTCGAGGATTTTCATAGAAGCAATCAGTGCCCGTGCTGCATCTTTCAGTGACTTAGGATGGCTTTGCTCATAGACGTTAGAAATTTGGATTTCAATAATATCTGAATCTAAATCATAATCACTGCTAAAATTAAGCCGCACGAGAGTAACTGCATATTCCATGTCTGCGTTATTCTTTATAGTGAAATAACCAGCTAATATTCCAATGATGAGAATGGGCATAACAACGAGCCAGATAATCCATTTACGCTTTTTCATTAGTAATCCTCCGTGTTTCTTTCACAAATAAGCATTTTTTATACCTGTCCCTTTTTTGGTATATGTGTTATTATATATTTGCAATAACAGAACAAATGTTCTACCTGCTTCTGCGAAGGGAGTCAAAAATGAAATTTCTAGACACTTATAAGAAGTCATCCGTTCTTATACGTCTTCGGGTTCGGTTAATCCTAATAGCTGGTCAATTGTATCTTTCATTCGTCTCGCATTTACATCATCGCTCTCACTAAGAGCTTTGTACCTTGCAATCATTTTTCTAAATTTTTGAGGAAGCTCTTCGAAATTATCGGGCTCAGGATCATATATCACAATTGCTGATTGCAAGAGAGAATCTAGTGGCTTATTAAAGTAATTGGCAATCCTGTTTAACTCGCCGATAGAAATTTCTCGATCCGATAGAGGTTTAATAAAAATTTCTTCTTCTAAAAGCCTCTCAAGCCCACAACGTTCAAAGGCAGCGTCAAGACTCTTATTACTATTCAAGGCAATAAGATGAAGAGTTATTTGAAGATCATGGGAATAATAGTAGTGCGCTTTTCTCTGAGGGTTTTGCTCATCAGAGCGTCCTAAGAGATAATCAACTGATACATTAAAATATTCCGCTATTGCATTAAGCGCTTCGAAAGATGGCTCTGTCCGACCGGCTTCATAATTAGCAATAGCTGTTCTACCATAGTTAAGTCTCTTGGCGAGCTCTGCCTGTGTTATATTTCTATGTTTACGCAGCTCTTTCAGCCGGCTTTTAAAGTTCAAAATAATCGCTCCTTTTTGTTAATTATAACTGCGGATGTCACAAAACAAAACAAGTGGTCACAAAATCAAGAATACCTCTTGACAAGTCACGATATATGACTTATTATTACGTCATAATACGTGACGATACGGAGGCGACAATGGCGCTTAGCAAACTCAAAAAGATACGGGAGAGTTTTGGTTACACTCAAAAATTCGTAGCTGATTACCTAAATGTCTCCCGTACAACCTATACTCAGTATGAAACTGGTGCTAACGGTATAGGCTTTGATAAAATTGTTCTCCTTAAACATCTATTTAACACAACAGATGATAAAATTTTTTTGCCAGATAGAGACACGGAATGTGACACACCTCTTGAGAGTATTGTACCAAAATAAGGGGGATTTATACATGGATCGCAAAGCAATCAACATTTACCAGACATCGAGAAATGATAAAGGATATACACAGGAAAAATCAGCGGAGCTCATAGGTGTGTCTGTGGACAGCATCCGCGCTTATGAAGGCGGCCGGACCATACCGCCCAATGACGTTGTGTGCCGCATGGTCGAAATATACGGAACGACATACCTTGCATATCAGCACATTATGAACAGCTCCGAGGTGGCGAGAAAATGGCTGCCAAGCGTTGAGCTCAAAGACTTGCCCGAAGCCGTTCTCTGCATGCTCAAAGAGCTGGAGGATGTTATTGGATGCAAAGGCTCCATGATAGAGATCGCCTGCGATGGCACCATCAAACAAGATGAGCGGCCAAGGGCCAATAAAATCATTCAGGAGATCGACGAGCTTATAGGAGCGCTGCAAGCACTGAAAATCGCCCTTTCGTAAAGTCCTGAAAGGATGGTCAATATGAAGCATTATTCTGATGCGATGGACAAATTCGCTCGAGAAAAGCGGCGGGATGATGCACAAAAGATAAACGTTTCAATAAATCATGAAGGCGAAACAAGCAACTACGACTTTGAGACATTACTGATCATTGGAATCAAGAGCGGCAGCTATGAGGACGACGGCGATATTTGCGAATGCGTCATACAGGGCGAAGCGTTCGGCAAACTGGACAACGACCACAGCCGACACTTGGCACACGGAATAAAAGACATCTTAAGATCGGCAAAACTCCGCCTGGTAAAAAAGTTTTTAATCGGCCGGCGAAGAGACGATTAGGCGGCAACATGGACAACACAAACGGAATATCTATTAACGAGGTGATCGATATGCCAGAACCAATTATAGTCGAAAGAAATGGACAGAAGTACACACAAGAGCCGCCTATCAAAATGGACGGATACACCATCATCAACCTGCATCCAGTATTGGATCCTGAAGAGCGTGAGCGCCGGGAGCGGATACTGTACCGCAAGGTATATAAGCTGCTTGAGGCCGCGCAGTAAACATCTGCGGCGGGACCGTCGATTTTAAAGCTGCTGATACTTGGACAAGGAGTTAGTCATGATCTCAATAATTGAAAACACAGTCCTCTCCGTCCCCGGCGTCTCAATATGGGACATGCTTGCCGGGCACGGAATGAGCAAGGCCGAGCAGATGGCGCTTGTCGGCGGCAATCCGGATGCGCTTCCCGCTATCATGGTCACATCATGTCTCACGGCTGAAGACATCCGGACACGCCTCGATTTCGCGGTTGAGGTCAACGATGGCCGAAAGGTCATGCTCGTATATGAGGGTGACGTGTCATGATCGGGCGGTTTATTGAATGGTTGATCTATGGCGGTATCGCTTTCATGGTGATCGTCGGCG